TTATTAACACAAAATTATGACAAAAATTCATTGTGAATACACAGAACTGCAAGATCCAGACAAGTTAATAGGACACCCAAAAAATCCTAATGAACACTCTGAAGAGCAAATCAGATTGCTTGCTAAAATTATAGACCACCAAGGTTTTAGAAACCCAATAGTGGTTTCAAAAAGAAGTGGTTTTATCGTTGCAGGACACGCCAGATTAAAAGCTGCTCTATCATTACAATTAAAAGAGGTTCCTGTTGATTTACAAGATTTTGAAAGTGAAGCAGACGAATACGCACACCTAGTTGCGGACAATAAGATTGCTGAATTAGCCGATGCTGATAATACACTTATTGCGGAATTGATTGCAGAGTTAGAAGAGCAGGGTTTGTCTTCAGAGTTAGCAGGTTTCACCAGTGAGGATTTGGCCACTCTTATTAAAGACATTGGAATCGAAGAGGGTGACGACGATTCAGAAATAGACGTGGAGCTTGCGGACCAGTTAGAGGAAAAGTGGGGAGTTAAACTTGGTCAGATTTGGCAACTTGGAGAGCATAAAATTATATGTGGTGATTCAACATCTGACGAAGTTGTTGACGAGTTAACCAGAGGAGAAATACCTAACTTGATGGTCACCGACCCACCTTATGGTGTTAACTATGATGCTAACTGGCGCAATGAGACTTTAAGAGAAGATGGAACACCAGTCGGAGGTCGGGCGATTGGTAAAGTATCAAATGACGACAATGCCGACTGGTCAGAAGCTTGGAAGTTATTTGAAGGAGACGTCGCCTATGTTTACCACGCAGGAAATAAGGCTCACATCGTTGCTGAAAGTTTATACAATTCTGGTTTTGAAATACGCGCACAAATAATATGGAACAAAAATAATTTTGCTATTGGTCGAGGTGATTACCACCCCAAACATGAGCCGTGTTGGTATGCAGTAAAAAAAGGTCGAAAGGGTAATTGGCAAGGCGATAGAAAACAATCAACTGTCTGGGATATACCTAAACCGCAAAAAAGTGAAACAGGACACTCAACACAAAAGCCAGTGGAGTGCATGGCTAGGCCCATCAGAAATAATTCAAGTCCAGGTGATTTAATTTATGAACCTTTTTCTGGTTCCGGGACAACAATTATGGCCTGTGAAAATTTACAAAGAAAGTGTCGAGCCATTGAGTTGAATCCCGGATATGTGGCAATCGCTATTGAAAGGTGGCACGAGGCCACTGGCAAAGAGCCTAAACTTCTCTGATGGCAAAATTAACACCAGAGCAGCGTGCAAAAATTGACGCACAGAACTTAGCAAACATTGTTAAAAAAAGTTCTGCAGGAAAAGTTTTAACTGAACGTGAAGTTGAGTTTTTGGATTCTATGGCAACACGAGACAGTGTTGACGGTGATTTAGGAACTTGGAACACAACACAGATTGCTAAAATTTTAGGTGTTACACCAAAGACAGTAAATGAACACGCACGAGGTGGAGTTATTCCAAAAATAGGCAGAGGTAAGTTTGACCCAATCCTAGCAGTCTCAAGTTATTGTGAATGGTTAAGAAAACAAAGAGACGAGGCAACTGGCTCAGGGAAATCACTAACCGCTGCACGAACAGAGCTAGCACTTGAAGACACCAGATTAAAACGATTACAGGCCGAGAAGCTTGAAGGAAAGTTATGCGATGTTGATTTAATTTTAGATGCTGAAAATAAACTGTTATCAGGCATTTCAAATATTATTAGAAACAGTGATATCGAAGAGGAAAGAAAAGAGGATATATTTACATCGATAAGGGACCACGGTGATAAATGGAAGGAGGAGCTGCTACAGTGAAAACAAGTTATCTGCACTTTGTAAATTCTGCACATCGTCTTAACCGACGCAGTCACCGTTATCGAGCGAGCATACCTGCCACTGAATGGGCCGAAAAAGTTCGTCGTATGGAAGGTGGTAAAAGATATCGTTTTGATTTTGCACCATATCAAAAAGAAATGATGCAGACACCGTTTGAGCCAGAGGTACAAATGACAGTGTTTCAGTTGGCGTCCCGTCTAGGCAAAACCGAGGTTTGCATGAATATTATTGGTCATAGCATTGACGAAGCACCACGAAAAATTTTAGCACTTTATCCGACGACTTCACAGGCTGAAAAGTGGTCAAAGGAAACACTCGAGAAAGAACTTTTTGAATCTACACCAAGTCTTCAATGGTTAGTGCGTGGAGGTCGGCGAAATTCTAGCAACACCATACTGCATAAACTTTTTCCCGGTGGACTCATAAACATATTTGGTGGAAACGCTCCCGGTGAGCTTAGAAGAGCTAAAGGAAATTTATTATTTGCTGACGAGGTTGACGCTTTGCAATCAAGTGACGGTCGTCGAGACGAAGGAGACCAGTTAAGCATATTATGGATGCGTGGCAGTGAATATCGAGACACAATTAGAATAGCTGCAAGCTATCCAAGCGAGGAGGGTCAAAGTCGAATAGCACAGCTAATGGAAACAAGTGACCAACGAAAATGGGTTACGCCATGTGCTGAGTGTGGTCAGGAATTTATAATGCTTCGTGAACACGTTAAATATACACCAGACAAACCTGAAGATGCTTATATAGAGTGTCCGGTTAATGGTTGCCATTTAAGCGACACACAGCGACGAGAAATGGTTTTCAATGGCAGGTGGCAGTCTCATGCTAACTTTAGTGGTGTCGCAGGATTTTGGGCTAATGGTATGATTTCACCACACCCCACACAGAAAGGATTTAAAAATCATCTTCACTGGATAGCACAAAAAGAAATAGAAATTGAACAAGCGGACAATCCTGATCGCGCCCGGCACGTGTTTGTTAATACGTTTGACGCAAATCCTTATAAACCAGAACGAATAGAAGCTCCAGAACCGGACCGTCTTCTTAACCGCATTGAAAGTTATTTGCCAAAAGTAGAACTGCCAGAAGGGGTGTTAATATTAACAGCAGGAGTAGACGTTCAGAAAAGGTGGTTAGAGGCGACCGTCTGGGGGTGGGGTGAAAACAAAGAATCATGGCTGTTAGACCATTTAATTGTTAATGGCGCACCTGACGACCCGGGAACGTGGTCAGAGCTTGAGCGTGTGTTAGCAAATTGTCGTTATCCGCATCCATACGGAACTGAGTTAGCATTATTCGAAGCCGGATCGCGTGTGTTTGTAGACGCAGGACATTGGGACCAACACGTCCTGCCTTGGACTTTTTCTAAACAAAAACTTGGAGTGTCTGCCTGTCAGGGGTCACCAACTATAAACGCACCAATCCTTGGAAAGTTAAGACTTGCACATAATCCAAAAGCTCAGATTTACCCTGTTGGAGTGAACCAAGCTAAAGACATTATTTATCGCCGATTAACTTTAGACCCTCCGAATGATGGTGTGTCATTTCCACCGGGATTCATTCATTTAAATAAGTCTGCCACACCACAGTTCATAGAAGGTCTCACTGCAGAATATGGAAAAGAGGAACGTTATCGTGGTGAAATTTTCACTCGGTATATCTGCCCGTCAGGAAAACGCAATGAAGTTTTAGACACCGCTGTTTATGCATACAGTGCAATGCAAGCAATACGTCCACGGTTTGACCGAATAAAAGAAAACTTAAAAAACAAATCTCAAGGAATTAAATCAAAACCAAAACGGCCATTACGCAAACGACCGGGTCGTGGTTTCATTGGAGGGTTTAATTAATGGAGTCACTGCAAAGTTTAGAAAAAAGTCTAACAGGAGAGCAACGTCTTCATCTAAATATTTTGATACAGGCACGAGAGGATTTTGTAATTGCACGAGACCACGAATACATAGACGAAAATGGTTATATTGACGAGGCAGCATTTCGTTATAAAGGCAAAGGTCGACAACTTGTTGGTGGATTTAATACACCAATGACGGTGACTGGTTTGTACGACCTAGCAGCGTACTGGCAGTCAGGCGCACCATTGCTATCGATTAATGCATTAGGCATTCCTGACATTGATGCCTTTGGTTTTTTGAAACGACTAAACAAAGCTGCAAAAAACAGAACCAAGTGTCCGTCACGTATGCCATTAGACACATTATGAGAAAAATTACAATTGATTTGGACGCGATAGAAATATTAAGACGCAGTGCAGAGTCTACTCCTGCAACTTTAGCAACTTACATTTCATTGCGTGAAATTGCTACAGCTTGCGAAAGCACTGATTTTCATACATCGATTGAAGAGATACGCTCACGGAGTTTAACAAGCGACAGGTGGTGTAGAAAAAACTTAAAACTCATGGAGAGAAAAAGACTCATTGATAAATACAAAACAATGAACGGTTTAAGGATAAGAATATTAAAAGTGGCCAAGTCCTGATCTATCGCGAAACAGGACCAATACTATTATATTCTCGTGGCCGATACTGCTCCAAAATCTAAAATATTTGCAGGAGACTCTTTTTCATGGGAGTCAGAGTTTAGCGATTATCCTGCAAACGACTCGTGGGAGGCGATTACAGTTTTTCAGAAACCCGGTAATCAACCACTTAAAATTATAGCCACAGCAAGTGGTGCAAAATTTGTATTTACAGTGACTGCTGGTGAATGCGCTTTGCTAGAACCCGGTAAATGGAACTGGGCCATCAGAGTTAATAAAACCACAACCTCAAAAACGGTTCAAACTGGGTCCACTGAAATTAGGCCAAATCCTGAAGCAGCTTATGTTGAAAGTTATAATGAAAAATGTTTGAGACTTGTCAAAGAGGCAATGGAAAACAGACTCGAGGATGTGCAGGAGTCAATCTCACTTTTGGGTCAAGACATAACTAAAGTGCCTGCTGTCGAACTTGAAAGACTGCTAGACAGATTTCAAATGCGTGTAAACCGGGAGCATCGTCAAAAACAAACTCTCACAGAAAACAGGCGTCGCAGGGGAGGAAGAATAATTCTTAAAGGTTAAATGGCATCAAAATATTTCTATAATCCAAAAAACGGCAAAATGACCTTACGGTCAAAACATCAAAGGTCTTATTCTGCTGTTGCCTCTACACAATTACAAGAGGGGTGGTCTGCAGCACTCAGCAATGCAAATACAGAACTGCGTGGAGGAATACAGCGACTCAGAAATATGGCTCGAGACCTTGAAAGGTCGAATCCGTATGTGGTTAGATTTTTGAATGAATGGGTCACAAACATAGTTGGCAGCGGTTATACATTTCAGAGCTTAGCTGTTAACAGCACTGGAAGAGTTGATGAGCAAGCTCGTTTAATAATAGAAGAGGCATGGGAGGAATGGAAAAAACCTCGTAACTGCACTGCCTCTAAAGACATGAGTTATTGCGAATTTAAAGCACTAACCGAAAGATCAGTGGCTAGAGACGGTGGCATTTTAATTCAAAAGCTTCGAGGTTTTGATAATGATTACAATTTTGCTTTAAGAGTTTTAGAGATAGACCGTCTTGATACTGATTACAATATAAGCAACTTGGAAAATGGAAACCGGATTGTAATGGGCAAAGAGTTAAACAGTTACGACTGTGCAGTTGCGTACCACTTACTGGGTGACCATCCGGGTGAAACATATAAAAGCTATGGCAAAAAAAGAACGCGCGTTCCTGCAGACCAAATCATTCACCGATTTTATCGCAACCGTGCAGAGACCAGTCACTCAGACCCATTGCTAACAAGTGCCATTATACAATTAAGACATCTTGAAAAGTATGAAGAAGCAGAAAGCATAGCTGCAAGGATTTCAGCAAGCTCCACAGTTGCTATTGAAAGAGACTCGTCAATGCCTTATGAGGGTGACGATTATTTTGACCAAGAGTTAACTCCAGGTGGGAAGTGGGATTTGGAACCGGGAGAAAAAGCAACGTTACTCAACCCGACGCATCCGAATGCTAATTATGACGGATTTCGTTCTGGTGTTTTGAAAGGTGTGTCTGCAGGTCTTCTAATGAGTTATCCAACTCTCGCACAGGATTATGGTGGAGTTAATTATTCTTCTTTGAGAGAATCAAAATTAAATATAAAAGCTCTGACAAAATGCTATCGACGACTTAATATAGAAAATGAAGAAGAGCCAATTTTTCGGTCTTGGTTAGGCACAGCACTTAGAACTGGTGCGATAAAACTACCTGCAAGCAACTTTAATAATTTTGCCAAAGCATCTTTCACAGGAGCCGGGTTTGAATGGGTGGACCCGGCAAAAGAAATAAATGCTTTGCAAACTGAACTTGATATTGGTGCGACGTCATTAAGTCGTGCTGTCAAAGAGCGACTTGGTGTTTCTCTTGATGTCATCATTGCAGAAAGGAAAAGAGACGTTGAGGCATTTGAAAAAGCTGGTCTACCAGTACCAGAATGTTTAATGAAACCGGCTGATCTATCCGAAACCGCGGATTCGACTTATTAGTAAATATATGGAGACAGGATACAGAACTTTCACACTTGAAAAAAGCGATGGCGATGGGCTGCCACGAGGAATATTAAGCACTGAACAAGCGGTGCCAATGTTTGACTGGTCCCGTGGGGAGTTTGTTCCAGAGGTTATTTTAATGTCTGGAATGAAAGCCAGAGGTTTAACAATTAAACTTTTAGACACCCACAATACAGATTCTGTTAGAAATGTTTTAGGCTCATTTGAAGATTTACAAGTTAAACAGGCAGGAGAGCGAAACGTGCCTCATAAATTTGTCGACGGTGAAATACGAGTATCAAAAACTGAACCGGACATTCAAACAAAACTTGAAGAGGGACATATTAACGAGATGTCAATTGGCTATCGTTATGATGATGACGAGACCATTTATTTAAAAAAAGGCGAAAGACAAGTCGTCGAGGGAATAGAGTATGAAGGTCCGATAAATATTAGAACAAAGTGGGAGGCACAAGAAGCTTCTTTAGTTCCTATCGGCGCAGACAATCAAGCTCAAATAAGAGGATTTAAGAGCATCGAAGAAGCTCAAAAAACAATTTCACAAAAGCGAAGTGACGAAACCACCGACGACAGTGTGACAGCTGTTGTAGTTGAAGCTGATGACAAAGCTGCGGAATCGAAAGCAGAGCCAGAAAGTGAAACCGAAACTAAACAACAACACAAAACATTATTCATTAACATGGAAAATAAAATTGATGAAGCTGTTGAGGAGAAAGCTATTGAAAACGGTATAAAGGCCGGACAAGAAGCTTTCGACAAAAGGGCCGATGCGATAATGGCAATCGGAGAAGAGGTCGGTGACGCTCAGTGGGCGATCAGCGAGCTTAGATCTGGTCGTTCAGTCGAAGAGGTTCAAAGGGCAGCTATTAAAAAACTGAAGGAAGAAACTAAGAGCATCGGCGCAAAAACTGCCGAGCCACTTGGACTTAGTAAAAAGGAAAAAAGATCTTATTCAATCACCAATGCCATGAGATCATTGCTCTCAGGTCGTGGTGTACAAGGACTTGAAAAAGAAGTTAGTGACGCAATCGCAGAACGTTGTGGTCGTGAAACTCATGGATTTTTCTTAGCGTCTCAAAGAGATCTAACCGCTGGAACAGCTACAGACGGAGCTGAGCTTGTACCCACAGACACAAGAGGTGGTGACTTTATTGACGCATTAAGACCAAACATGATAACACTTCAAGCAGGTGTTCGTGTTCTTAATGGCCTAACTGGTGACGTTTCTATTCCTAGAAAAACAGCAACCACAACAGCAACTTTTAAAGCTGAAGTGACTTCACATAGTGAAACCGAACCACAGTTTGGTTCCGTTACATTAACACCAAGACATCTTGGTACTTTTACCGATGTATCAAAGCAACTTTTGGCACAAGGTAATCCAGATGTTGACGCGTTAATTCGTGACGATTTGAATCAGGCGATTGCGGTTGCACTTGATAAGGCTGTTCTGCAAGGCGGAGGTGACGGTTCTAATGAGCCGGGCGGAATTATCGCAGGAACTGGTAATGGTCTTGTGGCTGTTGCTGATAACACGAATGGCGCACCAACCAAATCTGAGTTGCATACCTTTATGCGGTTGCTAGATGATAACAACGCTCTCAGGGACAATTGCTCTTGGGTTATGAATCCAGTGATTGCTAGTTTACACAAGCAGACACTAATTGATTCAGGAGTTAGTGGCTACCGTTGGAACATGGATAACAATACTATCTTTGGATACAACGCTTATGCGACTTCTAATATGCCAGACGAGAGAACAATATTTGGAGATTTCTCTGAGTACATTCTTGGAATCTTTGACGGTATTGAAATCGTTTATGATCCATTCTCTGGAGCAAAAACAAGAACAGTTACTTTTGTTCTTAACCTTATGTGCGACGGCGATGTTCGT